CCCATAAAATGCTTTGTGTTGTCAAATATCGTGTGGCATTGCCCTGTTCTTGTCTGGTCACAACCTGGTGCAATTTCATATTCACCGATCGCTAAACCAAAATGCTCACGTCCGAGGAAAAGAACTGAAGATGTGCTTGATGTAATCGTTGTGAATATCCCATCTTTAAATAAAACACCTCGTGCAAAATAACCATCTGGATATACCAGAATTTCCGTTTCAGGCGGCTCAACTGGCACACCTTCTTCATCTAAAACAGGCGTGGGATTTACAGTAAAATTAACTGCCAAGCCACCAATTGATGTAATCGTTATTCCAACTTTCCAATCGTCAATATTTAGTCCGCAAAAACGATCATAGATTTTATTAGAGCAGGGCTTCTGGAATTTACGAGTTAAAATGTTCTTTCTTTGCTGGCTTTCAGCAGTCGAACAAACGAGCGTCATCCTATTTGTATCATCATCAAATTTCGGCTGTACTACACGCCCTATATGAATGACCAGCGTTTCACCCTTATACAACTCTAAAATCGTGACTGTGACAGTCTTGTAGTAAATTTTATTGATAAATAACTGCTGTAGATCATCATCTTCAGCATTTAAAAGCTGCATCGGATATGGAAAACTAACCTCTGTATCACATTTATCAATATCTTCATCATCAATATTTCCACGGCCAACGACAAAGGGTTTATAAGTGATGCCGCCATGAACAACTTCACGCTGCGAACTTGTGAAATACCAAGTCTTTGTGCCGTGTCGAAACTCAAATAAATCCTTTTTAGATTTAAATAAATTCATCATGGTGATAACTCTAAAATTGGTACAGTGGCTTCAATTATATCATTTCCTCGAAAAATAAACTGAACAGAATCAGAACCAAGTCTATATAAACCTAAATAGCTAACACGTTGAATTGTTGTTGGTGGTGGCGGCGACAAGGTTAAAACTTTGTTTGCGCCGCTTGTAACCGCATTTGTGATAGCGTGCGCAGTCCAAACACCATCTGATTTAATCGCAATATTTACTCGATTCGCTAGATAGTTTTCATCTTTTACCGTGATGCTATCTGAAGCACGAGATACAACATTAAAATTTTGCTCATAACTTGGCAACCAAAAAGCATTCAACATGCCACGTCTACGATAAAACCATTTTTTGTAATCCATATATTCTTGCTTTGAGTGCATGAGTACACGTAAATTTTTCCCAATCTTAGGATTAAGCCAATTTGTAAACTGCCAAAATTGACCAATCTGACCATCGACGATGTTTTGCTGCTGCATCAATTCAATGTCTACCACCTCACCATCTAACAATAAAGGCGTGAAATACAAGTCATCACCCTTATATTGTGTCGGTGCTTCTGCGATCTCGTATTTAAAGTTATCAATCACCCTCAAGTTAAGCAAAGACTTAATCATAGATTCTGAAACCGAAATGCTTGGATTCTCATCAATGATGCATTTTCGCAATGGGTATATCGTCGCATCATTTGCGATTACAGCGCTGTTTAGCCTATAGCCGTCAATGTATACCGTATCGCCCTCAATGACCTCATAACGCCCAATTTCGGCGACCTCACGCACTTCTAGGCTGCCTGTTAGTGGCTGAACCAAAATAAGCGTGCCGACCTCAACCGAAACTAGACTTGTATCTGCTTCAATAAAGTCATCTGCTAAATTTCCAACGTCTTGAGATTCTAAAGGCTGTGGAACTAAATAAGTTTTTCGCAACCATGAGTACAAATCATTGAATAATCCGACTGTTTCAGCACGATAAGCATGAACCGAATACGACATGGATTGCCGTGCATAGTCTCGCTCAGGGATACGTTCTTCGCTGCCGCCGTTGTAAACCTCATGCACGTCTGTCTTAAACTCGTATCTCTCTGTAGTGCCTACTAATGGGCATTGCGTCAATAGAATATAATCTTGACCGTTTACAGTGACTTTCATGTTACATACCTAATTTCGAGCGATTACGAGTGATTGTATTCAGGATAATCTTCTCCCCCGCAGGAGTTGCCATCGCTGCACGTAATTCTGATTGGTCAAACACGTTGATGATGTTTGTAACTGGTTGTGCTTGCTGATTAGGCAATTCCCCTGTTTTTGATAAGCTCTCAAGATTATTCACGCCAATTGACTTCGTGGCTTTTGCATTCATCACGTATTCTTGACCATGCACCAACCCCGCAACACTCTTTGTACCCATGTTGCCAGTGTAACCGCCCGACTCAAAGCCTGCCATTTGCGTTGACTTGATTTTAGCCGCTTGAACAACTTGTAAGGCTGCTGCTGCTGCACCCATAGCAGGTGCGATATATGGCCCTATCATTGGTATTTGAGAAATAGATTCGACTGTTTTTGAATATGTCGATGGGATAGCCATTACCGCTTGAGCTACTGCAAAGGCTTTTTGCGCTGCAAATAGTACCGCATAAGTTCTTGAGTTTTCATCAACCAATGCCGCAAAGCCACCTAGCATACCCTCCATATAAGAAGCCGTGTATTTTGCTTGAAGTGTTAGCTTAGCGTTTTGATAAGTTTCCTCATTAATAAGATCAAGCTCTCGCATCTTATCTAAAACTTCAAACTGCTTAGTTAGTGGATTTTCCTCGAATCCCATAACGCCGCGATAATCAGAAATCGCTTGATCACGAACATTTGATTCTTCTTGGTTTTGTTTACCAAGTGACGCCTGTAAAAGTGCATTTCTTTCTTCAAGATCAGTCGTTTTGTTTATTTCCTCACGTTCCAATTCGTAACGCTTTTTAATTCTATCCAATTCGGTATATTGGAATTCTTCGGCGGCAAAAATGCGGTTGCGTTTTGCTAAGTCAATGTTTTTTAATTCCTCGTCAAGTTGACCTTTAGCTGCCGTAATAAGGTCCTCAGTCTGTTTTTTGGTTAATGATGTGTTTGCAATTGCAGATTGCCTTTTAATTAAAAATTGAGCGATTGCTTTTTGTTTTTCGTTATAGGTAAATGAACTCAACTCATAAGAGAAATTCATTCTCGCAAGTTTTTGTTCTTCTTCATATCTTGTTTTTACAATATCAATATATTGAGTTTGACCATATTTTTGCAGCCGTGTTATTTCTTTCTGCAAGTCAATCGCTTTTTTTGTTTCGTCAGAAGAATATTCATACATGATTCTCAGTACTTCTTCTTCTGATTGGTCAGCCAAACGAGTAGATGCTTTTGCGCCACCATCACCCGACATCTTGGTTTCTTTCGGTTTCTGACTGATAGTGGTTTGTTTTTTTGAAATAGAATCTAATATTGATTGCGCTTTTGCGATTCTATCCATTTCCTCTTGCGTGATAATTGGTGTTACATTGCCGCCAAGTGCTTTTTCTTTTGCTTCACTTAGTTTTTGAATTCCCTCTACGGTTGATTGTGTATATCCCGCATTAATCAGTGCTAGATTCTCATTAGCCTTTAGCACACTTCTATTTAAAGACGAAAAGAAATCATCTTGTGCTTTAGCCGCATCTTTTGCTGCATTGGTGTTGCTCACCAGTGCGTTTGTATTGGCATCAATTCCACTAGCTGAATCAGTCGCCGCCTTTTTGTTTTTGTCGAACTCTGTAGTTAATTGTGCAATAAATGACTTTTGAGTGTTTGCAGCCTCGCCTGTTTCATAGACCGACCTAGAGTATTCAGCAATCTTGTCTTTTGCATTTTGCGAAATATTACTACTAGATTGAACCAAGTTATTAAACTTTTCTAAATCACCAGTTTTCTTGTATTCTACAAATAGATTAGCAAGCTCAATTGCGCTTCGGCTTGTGTATGTCGCCGCTGATTGTTGGTTGTCGGCATATCTCTCTAGTTTATCAACTGCATCATCATAGCTATTTGTGAGCTTTTCTAGCTCATCTCGCTCATTAGCCAATTGCGCCGATCTTTGAATTGAATTCAGCTCACGATACTTTTCAATTGCATCACCCATGCTGCCATTGTTTTCTCTAAGTGAATTGGTGCTTTTATCAACATTATCACCCATCAACAAATAACCAGCCGCTACCGATGCAACCATTAATCCTAGTCCAACAGGGCCAGTCATCAATGCTAATGCCGCACCACCTACACGAGTAGATAGTGCCGTTGCTGCCGCCAATCTCGCTTGAGCTGCTGTTTCTGCATTAGTTGCAGCCGTTACTGCTGCCTGTGCCGTTGTATATCGCACGGATGCCGCCGTAGCACCGTATTTTGCTTGTGTAGCTGCCAATGTAGCTTGTGTGTTTGCAAGGTGCGCCTTAGCGTCATTTGTGGCTGCTGTGGCTGCTGCCAATTCAGCTTGTGCTAATGAGATATTTGCATTTCTTGATGCAATAGCGGCTGCTATATCTGCACCAACCGCAATTGTTTTTTCAGATATGGCTTTTGTGATATATCCAATTCCTGCCGCCAATGCCACATTTGCAACAAGAGAAATATTTTCACCTAGCAGCTTGATTGAGCCTGCTAGTGTATTTGCCGCACCGCTACCACGTCCCGCTTCACCAATGAATTTTGTTACGCCGTTGGTTAAAACTTCAATTGATTGACCGATTGTAATATCTGTTTTTGAGAATAACTCGTCCACCGATTTTTTTGATTTTGTCAGGGCGTCAACTAAAACTTCGCCTGTGATTTTCCCCTCAGCGGCAACAGACTTCAATTCTCCAACAGTAATCCCCATGCCCTCTGCAATTGCTTTTGCTAGTGCTGGTGTTTGCTCTAAAATACTATTGAGTTCTTCACCACGTAGCGCACCGCTTGCCAATGCCTGCCCGAACTGCGTCAATGCGGCATCGGCAGCAGCAGCACTAGCACCGCTAATCGCAACGGCTTTCGACACCGTTTCAGTCAATTGCGCCGTTTGCTTCATGTTGATGTTTAATGCTTTGGCGTTATCACTGAAACGCTGATAAACCTGAACAACACCACTCCAAGAAGAATAGCTTTGCTGAGCGATTCTATAAGTGTCGCTCATTGCCATATTTAATTCTTGTTGACCGTTTGTTACGAGCTTCAATCGGTTTTGCATGTTGGTGAACATATCAATCTTGTTGATTGCCGTTGCTACCGTTAAAAAGCCTGCTGCGTATGTCGTGAGTGTAGAGAAAGCACCGCCGAGCGCACGCCCTGTAGTCTCGCCACGATTGGTTAGATTAGCCAACTCTTTGTCTAGCTGTTTGACGTTCCTTTCGGCTTGTCTTGAATCAACTGTAATGACTAGAACTGACTGCTGCATCTTATGCTCTCTTTTGTGTGTAATCGTCGTCAATCATAAAAATGCATGAGGTGAATAGCTCAAAATCAATAGGGCATTCGAATGACTCTGTGTAGCATTTTATATCATGTAACGACAATCGCAAAGGCATACTTTGCTCATAACGCCTTGATCTCGCAATGACGTTATAAGCGGTAACAATTAGCTCAACAACAAAGCTGCAATCGGGAGGGATTTCAGTTACTCGATCTTCTTTTCTAAGTGCTTTGTAGATTGCGTTTTTCTTTTTGGCTGCATCTTCACCACGCCAGTTGATTCTGTCTCTGACTTTCCCAAAAGCTCGACCTTTTCGCCGTCAATTTCAGCCTGAATCTTGCGGGCATTTTCCATTACGAATGACCACAATGGGATTGAGTTTGTTAAAGCCAATGCACCATTTTCTTTGGTGAAGTCAACTTCTTGCTCATTTCCTTTTTCACCCATTTTAATATTGCGCCAATCAGCGATCAAATAACGCCCTGCGGCTTCTAGCATCAACTCAGTCGGCGATTCGTCGGTATCCTTGATATTGCGAAAATCAATATTTCGGCTTTTATCAGCAACTTGTTCAAGTGCTAAATTATATGATTTATTGCCGATGCCGTTGATTAAAAACTCTGCGCCGCTTTCGTGCTTTACCCATTTTTGCGCTAAGTTGCTGTATTTCTGAACTGTCAAAGTAAGTGACATAAAGACCTCTCAAATAATTTTCTTAATTCTAGCATGAAAATATAAACAGCGATTGACAATGAAGTGTAATTAAATTAAGATTTAGTTACTGATTGGGAGATAACTAAATGAAAAGTTTTAAAAACGAGCTTAGATTGAAAGAGCTACACGTTGAACAAGCGAAAAAACACTACGAGCAAGATATGTTGATCGCTGGCACGTATGGAGAAACAGACACGGATGTGTTCAGAGGATGTTCAGTTGGTTGTTTTGCTTATGAAATATCAGGTCAAGCGGACGATAATCCCCACAAAATTGTAGCAGATGATCGTGGGTTACCTGAGTGGCTGATTCATCTTCAAGATAGAATCTTTGAGGGCTTACCTTTAGAAGATCGTAAAAAATGGCATGTACAATTAGCAGAAGCAATCCCTGTAGGAATTGACTTAGAGCCTGTACGTCATAAACTAGCTATCATGCGAATGGATAAGCTCATTGCTTTGCAACAAAGAAATATAGGTGCATCAAATATAGTACAACAGACTATTGATGTGTTAAATATAGTGCGTCAGTGTCATGAAGCAGAGTTAAGTAAAGATAGCTGTGATTGGGCGGCGGCAGTAGTAGCGGCAGATTGGTCAGCATGGTCAGCATGGTCGGCGTCAGCAGCGTCGGCATGGTCGGCGTCAGCAGCGTCGGCATGGTCGGCGTCAGAATCAGCAGCAGCGTCGGCATGGTCGGCGTCAGAATCAGTAGCACGGTCAGTAGTAGCGGCTGCAGAATCAGCAGCACGGTCAGTATCAGCACAAGCATGGGTAGCCACAGAAGCAGAATGGTATCGCCAAGAGCGTGATAATTTATTGTCTATATTAGGAAGCGAATGCGGAAATGACGAATGATTATGAGTATTTTATTGTCCCATATGATCTTTATGGTGTAAAAATGTGGGCAATTGAGGATATGAATGGCTATACATTAAGATACTGTAATTCCAAAAAAGATGCAGAGGATTATATAAAGGAATGGACTAAGCACAATAAAAATGAACCAAGAGCGAATACAGGTGGATGAATAAAAAAGGCGCATTACGCGCCTTTCCATTAAAGTGATACTAAAATAGGTGCTTCTTCGACAACACGATACTCGAATGATGCTTGAAGAATATCGCTATTTCCACCGCTAGGCAGCGTCGCAGTAATTTCAACTTTTGGCAAAGTCAATTCGTAAGCGTTTGCTTCACTATCAACAATGTCAATTTTCAACGAGATCAGCGTATTTGTGAATTGCTTTTCATAGTTCGCCGCCGCACCTGTGGACCATGCCGCCGTGAAGCTACCTGTACCATTCGCAAGTGTTTCAATGATTGCGCCAACGTCTAAGCCTGCACCTAAACAACGCTGCACCTGCATTGTGTTATCCCAAGTGAAATCAAATGCAGTGATACATGCAACTCCGACCTGAGAAACGCCATCAATGAGAATATCGCCTACTGATACATTAGACATTGCAGGAGTCATGGTTGCAGGCGTAACCGTACCTGTAGGTAATGTGCCTGAAACAGTACGTCCTTTACCCATCAAGCCGAAAGTAGTGGTAATTAAACCATCTTCAGGAATTGAGATATTGAACGTATTTACATGCACGCCTTTGAACGTGTGATAGTTGTTAATGTCTGCATAGCCACGAACAATACTAAAGCTTTTGCGAGTAGTACCGCCAAAGACTAAAGTTTGTTGACCAACTGACGGAGTATCAACTTGCCAATCATTAAATGCTGCTGCTGCGATTAAGTCATCATAAATAGCGTGACGAAATTCAGCGTTTAAGTCGCCTGCATATTCAACCCCAGTGATAGCGCCTTTTTGCGCTAATCGGCTGTCTAGGATGCTATTCGACTCTGTTTTAGTCGCTGTTGCGTCCAGTGAAATCTCAGTAAACGGAATACTTTTACGATCAAACGGTGTCGGCGTTGTGCCATTAATAGACTCTGCCGAAATTTGGACGACCTGACGGGAACCAGAACTCATATTAACTCTCTCTATAATGCATTATTGAGTATTGCTAGTTTACACGAAAATAGACACGAACCAAACTAGCAATAAAATCAGTCTCTAGCTCATGGTTCGCTTCGGTTGGCGCATTAGTTTGTGTAACTTCTAAAAATCCTGAGTTCCATCCTTTGAAGTGACTTCTCCAAGCGTCAGCAAGCGCAATTAAATCCTTGTCGCCTGTTCCTTTACGTGCGAAGCATTGGATGCTAATGATGCCGATGTCACGCTCTAAAGTTCCGTAATGCAATCCAGCTTGCACTGAATCACCGTATTGAATAGTGACACGGCACCACAATCCTGTA